CGCAAAATTTGATTTTTAGCATGTTCAGATTTAAATCTCATTAACATACCTCCTTTTCAATAAACCAACACAAGCTTAAATCGGCGGGCATGCTGGACAGAGAGACGAATACGGCTAAGCGGAATCTTGTACACAGTCACCTTCCAATGCCGTTGGTAGATCACACGTGAGGCGAAAGTGAACACTAGTTCATCATTGACAAGCTTTGGTTGGGCTTGAGGAGTCCGTTCAACTTTCTTCCGGCGCTTCTCATAGTGGGCCAGAATAGCATAATTCCGATCATTGGTAACAAGACCGGTAACCGACCGGGTTGTGTTATCATCAAGCCGGCGATAAATACTGGACCAATAACATCCACCGAATAAGCTTCGAACCTTATACTCAGCAAGGGACTTGGTCGCCGCCTCGAATTGGGCGTATGGGTTCAGTTCATTCGCCGCAACTTTTTCAACTACAATCATCTTAGACATATCATCAGTTCCTTGGAAAGTTAAACGTTTTCGGTCTTTTTGACCTTTTTGAGGTACTTAAGCAAAACTTCAAAAACTGCCCCTTCGTACGTTTGGCAGAGAGAGGCAAAAGGTTTACCAGCAATCATAACGGGTTTCGGCGAGGTCAACCGGTAATGACTAAAATATTTTGAAATCGTACCATCAGGTTTTTTGCGTTCAACGACGGTGGCTTGACGAATCTGACCATTAGCATAAATTTTATACACTTCGTAAGAAGTATACGGTTTGGAAATTTTGATGGAACGATCTTGCCGCAGGACAATGGTCCCATTCTTAACTTCCCTACCGGCGGAGATGAGAGTCAGCCCATGCTGAAGATATACTGAAGAAAAAGCAATGATCGTAGAGTTGCAAGCGCGATCAATGTCAGCTTGAGTAGCACCGATATCGGCCAGATAGTTTACTCCTTTGCCCAAAACAAATTTTTTCAGGGGATCATAGATCGTATAGCCAGCTTTAGTATATGCTTCAAGATCAGCCCAACCATTGATCACAACAACTTCACCGGTAAGTACATCAGTCATCATTTGGCTTTTCATCGTGAGTTCCTTTTCAGTGTTATGATACGATAGAGGAATTATATCACAACGGTCCGAGATGTAAACAACTTTTTAAGATTTTTCACTCCCTAAAGGGCCCGAAGGCCCTTTAATTTCGATCGTTAGGCAGCGGCCTGGACGATCTTGTGTGGTGGGATTGCCCGTTTCTTTGGACGGAACTGATTTGAAAGAACTGTGTTGTCCTTCGAAAGACCTACCGTGAACTCAACCAAAGTTTCTTGAGGACGTAGTTTGATTTCATACTTGTTTGTGAACAGTTTTGCATCGAGGGGGTCATCACTGAATGCTGCTTTACCTTGATCTGGATCAAAACCAGCAAAGAATTTTCCATCTGGTGAAACGACCGCGTAAAAGTGATGATCTACAATATCATTGCTAGTAATTTCCATCTTTTATTAACTCCTTATTATTAAATTAAATCAACGTTTAGGAAACTACTTCTTCTCTTTGAAAGTACCGCGAAAAGTAGTAATCCAAAACACCTAGCATAGGCTTCTGAACTAAATTCAGGTGTAGTTATCAGAAGCCCCTTCATAAAGAATCCTGCGCTCCAACCAATTGAAGTTGATGGTGTAGTACCAGGACCCAAAATTATTGGGCACAATTTAATGTGCTGTTCAAGCTTGGACACAGCATTTAAATTAGTAGTATAATTTACAGTTCGATCAATCAATCGATCTTTAAAATGAGCCATAACAAATTTATTAAGATTATCACCTACTGCATGTTCTTTCCAAGCCTCTAATAAAATTTCAGAAACCTGAATATATCGAAGTTTTAAATCTTCATCTGTAGATTCAGCACCTTTTGTATTTTTGAAATGTTCTTCGGCCTTGGCCTTCACAATTTTAAATAGATTAATATCTATTATTTTAGCCATGATTTATCTTATTCTGTTCAAGTTGTTCTGTAAACTCTTTTTTACGTTCTGTTTTTTCTTGTTCTATTACCAACCATTCCTTAAAATGAAGTTTTAACTCATTTACTGCTGTAAGAAAACCACCTGCTACCACTTTATTTACTTTATTCTGAATAGATCGTTGAGTTCTTTCACAAAGAGCAGTTTTAAAATCTATGATCTTATTCATTTTATCCTTTAGAATTTCTTAGCATTTTCCTCATAACAATATAATTAAAAATTCGACGTAAAGTATAACCTCTAATTATAGCAACGGCGGTGAAAATTGCTGAGATAAGTAAATTATCTTTTATAGGAATATTTATATTGAACAAAGGAAAAACAATTATCTGGGTTATCAAAGCGATAACCCAACCTATTAAAACATTTGATAAAGTCTCAATGAATGAAAATAATCGGCTTTGCATTATATCGTGCTATTATCATGATGATATGGATTTGGACTATCAACATCCAAAATATGAGAATCCGCCTCACACATCTGCTTACCTTGAACTCGTCCCATTAGCTTGTTGGCAACTAGTTGAACGAGCTCAGCCTGTTGATTAGAATCTAGCTTTTCAAACATTGGGGCAGCAGCTAACATAATTTTACCATAAACAACTTTTGCATTATCACATAACTGAGGTCTGGTCATTTTAATATTCCCTGGTTAAAGTAACTTTATAAAGTTCAAAATCTGGCTGATTAAGGGTCTTTGCTTGATAATCCCTATAAATTAAAACATTCGGAAGTTTCTTTTTATAAAAGAAAACAACATGTTTTCGGGGTACTAAATAACGGCTATAGGGATACTCTATTTCATTTCCGTCGGCATCTTTTATAATTCGCATACCATGCGATATAATAGAAACGTTTGGATCATCATCTGGTAATGGTTCTATCTCTCCATACGAATACCCCTTTCGTCTAGCCGAACGATATAAACGGATCGCGTCATTAAACGTGGCATAAACTATATAAACAGTTTTTCGTGGAGTACTCATTTATCATCACGGATCATGACGGCCACTGGAAACCGAAGGGAATAAACACCTTCCCGACCGTCAGCCAATGATAATTCTTGAGCCTCGATTTGAAGAGTTAGACCAAGAAACTCTTCAGGATGCTCAAAGACATAGGATCGAAAGATTTCATCATTTGATAGTGTCCGTTCGATTATGACGAATTTACGCTCTCCAAACTCATCGAGGACGTTGAACGTTTCACCGTTTTCTTCAAAAGTAACCCATTCTTTAACCAATCCAACGGTAGGAAGGTTCTTCTCAATAACCAATTGTTTAATGAACAAATCGAGCGGGCTACCTTTGACACCGAGTTTCAGACTACCAACATTAGATTCGATATAATTACCATTTTCATCACGACCAACAACATTAAATCCGCCAAGTTTACCTTCGTTTTTAGTTCCAACTTTACCTTCATAAATACCAGTAATTGTCAGATCAACATCAATAATTGGCTTCCATTTAGCCCAATACTTGGAACGATCAAATTCATATGGGGCGTCCATATCCTTGATAATAAGGCCTTCAAAACCGTCATCAAGAGCTTGTTGATAGAAGGTCCGGAGTTCTTCCATGGAATTACAGATTTGCTGTTTGGATTTTACAAGCTTCTTGTAATCTCCTTCCATCAAAGCATCTTCAAGATATTTTGAACGCTTCCATTGGGGTTGATCACATTTTTTGGTGTTCCACTCATCTAATGACATAACGTCAAACACATAAAACTTCAACCTCTTTTTGGCATCATCGTTATCGCTAGATTTAGCGTTAATAGTTTCAATAAAGTTATCACCAAGAACTTCACCATCAAAAACAACTGGCATCCCAGCACGACGTTCAAAATCACCAAGTTCACTGTCGAAAAGACCAATACAGAAATCGGCAGGTTTGCCTGAGCGGGAAAAATAGGTAACCACGCCTTTATTACAGATGGCAATAAGCCGTTGGCCGTCCATCTTGTATTCAGCTTGACATGGAAAGAAGAATTTGTACTTGGCATCAACTTTCTGAGCCAACATTACGTTAAAAGTCGGTACAAGATCGGGGAAAACCTTGTTCACTGTGGTTTCGGTGATACCACACTTGAGGTTTTTGTCAATGACACGGACTAGGTAACGGGCCGATTCTTCGGTGTACATGGCCAAAACCCGCATCACCTCGTCGCGAGCAGCGTTGCCAGTCAAGATACGCTCATGAAGCTTGTTGAGCAAATCGAGAAAGAAAAGTGCTTCGACATCTTCTAATGAGTATTTCTTAATCTTTGGCCATTTCCTGATACCAAAGACCCGGTATGGGTTGAGAGCCTCTTGAACTAAGGTCTGACCCCAGAAATCAAGAGTTGCAAGAGCATCCATCTTAGGCTGTCGTTGATTGGTTTCTTCACAGGCTTTAATAACCTCAACAAATTTTTGAATGCTCATTTAGTTCCCTTTATCGGTGAGTTGTTTAATTTCTTTTTGTAGTTTGGTAAGTTGTGCTTTTTTATTCTCGATGATAAGTTTTTGAATTCTTTCCTTCTCTTTGAGTTCAGCTGACAGGTGCCGGCGATGCCAGGCAATGATTTCCTCATACCCGTCGTATTCTTTTAACTTATTTTCAACCAGTTCATATTCAATTACCATGCAATTTTGGTATTTATTTATGGCCCGTTCCACACCAAGAACATTGAAATGATTTGACAACGCGCCACGAGAAACCCAGACCTTTCCGGTTTTCGTCCACCGTGGCATTGAACCACCTGTTGAAAAAAGTTTAGTGATGGTATTTTGAATACGATAAATGGTAGTTGACATTATTTATAATCCTCTAATTCAATTATTATAACATTTCGGTAGGGGGTGTAAACCATTTTTTACCAGTCGATCTCAACTTCATACTATCAACGTCAAAAAGAAAATTTTGTTTGAAACCATTGTTCTCAAAGATTGGTTCCATCCCGATGATTTGATGTTTTGGGTATCCGCGAGGGTTACAAAGTAACTGAACCTTCTTATTACCAATCATCACCTTCTTTTTGATACAGGAATGGGTATGTCCAAAACACATCACATCAATCTTTTCCAGAAGTTCAGGTTTAACATACTTAGACAGTTCAACCGCAAATCCACCGTTTGAAGGACTGTTCTTGTACTCTGGGGCGATGGCCTGGTAAGTTGGAAGGTGGTGAGTGATCAAAACCGTCTTTGGGGTATCAACATACTCTAATATTTCTTCCAACGCTCCCACAAAACCAAAGAACTCTTCCCGCATCCGGTCAACGGTCCAGAGTAACTGGCCGTTTCGAATAACCCGAAAATCTGATAACGATGCCTCGGTAACTTTTCGGGCGATTTCAGATTCTCCACCGTCCGTCCACATCGGGCCAAAGATAAAAGAAGTGTCATAAACAACCACTTTCATAGATTCACAAGAAAACCAAACATTGTCAAATTCATCTGACATGGCGAAGTAATCTTCAAGTTCCCGAAACTGTTTTTGACATTCCTCAAAATCATTACCGTAGTACTCATGGTTACCAGGAATGAGGATGTATCCCAAGAAATTCGTAGAACGAATGATCATTTCAACAGTATGCTGGTAGTTGTTGACGTTGTCAATGTCACCAGCCAGGATAAGAATGGTATCAGGATCTTGAGGGGTACAGATGATTTTGAAGGGAGCGCCCCATTCGACGTGAACATCGCTAATAAGTTTAATATACATGGTAATTCCTCGTTAAGATACAGGAAATTATATCACACCCCGCCGAAAAGTAAACGTTTATTTTTGTATAAATACTTTTTATTGTCCGTGTTTTTATTTTATAGTGAAGATCCATGAAAAAGAAAATTCCACCATTGGTTATTGAATATGTTAAAGACCCAGTAAATTTGTTTTATCTAAGTCTTATTGAATATAAACGTGAAAATTTCTTAACGGTGATTGACAATATCACAAAAACAGAAGTCTCGGCGTTTGTATTGGATTTTGCTAATCAAGAAAGAATCAATGTACAATACTTTCTGTCTGTGGTAAATAGTTGGTTTTATTGTGCCGCACACCTTCATCCATTATCATTTGAACTATCAAAAACCGGTCTTTCAAATACCTTAAGACCGTTATTTAGAACTTTTGACATCAATTCAATCTCAAGAATAGTTGGTAACCCATTTATCTTTGATTTTGAATCAAATTCCAAAGTTAAACGCCGAAAGGTAAATATCATTCCAAATGCTGTTGAAATACGGTTAAAATCTAAAATAACACCTACCAACGATTTGTAACGGTATTAAAAACATCTTTAGAAATTTCCCAACAAAGCTCTACAAATGCTATAAAAATAGCAAAAGCTAATGCTAATAATCCTATACCTAAAATAGCGATAATCAAAATACCAAGAGCTAGTAGCACAGGGGTAGCAACCATTAAAATAAGAACAATTATCATTACGGTTGCTATGGTACGAATGATTATTTCACTGATTGGTAGCATTTTACGTTACTCCTAAGTTAATTAAATGCAACTGTAAGACTATTACTAAAGCATATCCGATCGCATGACTCTTTTTGAAATAATACTCAGAAGATTTAGTATAAAGCAAACGTCTTCCCTTGTTTCTATCGTCCAAGTAAAGGTCTAAGATCTTTCTTTTTCCTGGCCGGATCAATGCTAAAACATCTGCTAGCTCTTCTACACTCATTGGTCGAACAATGTCTAAAATATCTCCATGCTTTGATAATTGGAATAGGGTTTGTTGAACAGACGGAATAAGAAGTAACTTCCACTCAGGTTCTACTGTTAGTAGAAACTCGATATCCTCTCGGGACTGAAATTTATCATACACCGTATTGTGGAGAAAATCCACCTTCAAATATCCACGTTGTTCTAAAACTTTAAATGGAGCAGCAGCTAAGTGAGTAACTGGGTCAATTGCAACTGCCTGTGGATACACCCCGCATGGGTGTGGCCGAAATTCCCCATTTAAAATGGTTGAGGCTCGTACCCATTCTGGAAATATTTCCACTGGATTAAATGAGCTTTGTACGTCAATATCGACATCCAATTTTAAATCCCAATCTCTGTTACCGCGGCAATGATTTCACTAACTAATACTGGTTTATCTTCTAATTTCTTAGCCCAAAATCCAGGGTTTATAGCGCAGGATAAAGTATCTTTATCACTATCACTTAATGTAGTTAAAAAAATTCTAAAAGTATATGAGCAAAATAAAAGCCAGGGAGTAAGTTTACGTAAGGCTACCATCTCAGAAATTCTGTGAACCCCGAGATGAATGAATAATTTTGTCAATTCAACATGTTCATCTTCTGAAATTTTTAACAAAACTTCAATTGAATTGATTACCTGTTCCATTGGTTCTTGTTGAGAATCATAAAATTCCAAATAAATGGAATAGCATTGGGCTCGAGTCCAAAGAGTTGGAGATATATCCCGTTCTACCATCAGTCGGATAAAAAGATCAGTATTTGATAGATTGATTTTCTTAATGTGCTCAGCAAATTTGAAAAATGAGGTAAACAATTTACTTGTTGCGAATGCATCAACAGAAGGTACCTTATACCGTTTTAGCTTCATCCACTCACTATAAACAGCATAAGCCGTAGTTCCAGTAACCGAACGTAATTCTTCGTGACGGCGTTGCTCTTTGCAAAAATGTTTCATGAATGATGATTCATGAATAAATGCTTTACGGCAATATTGACATTGCCACAACGGAGTAGCTTCGGGCGTCACATTTCTTCTAGACGCTGATTCTTGCCTTAATTTTTCAACATCAATAGGAGTGTTCATAATTCTTTCCTCAGTTTTGCAATTTCAGCTTTTTCCCAACCCAATCTTTCGGCCATCTCAATGAAATCTTCCTTCATTAAGAGAGGTAAACATTGGACTGCTTCACGTGATGAGTAATTATAATATGCCTGAACCACTTGTAAACTCAATTTTTTAGAACCTCCTGATTTCTTCTGACCTAACCATGAATAATTTGTTTTATGTTTATCAGTACAACATGCCATTATTTTCATTAATAGTTCAGGGTGTTTAGAAAATGGAAACACCAGGTGATTGACAAAATAATTTAAACGTCTTATCTGACCAGGAGAAGTTGTACAAGATAACCAACGCATAATAATAAGAGGGGAGATAGATTTTTGTTCTTCCTCGGAATATGAAGCCCAAGCTTCCTTATCACCAAATGAAAGGCGATCCAACAACTTGAAGATATCGACCTTATGTTCTCCAGCCATGTTATGCTTGACCTAAGAAAATGAATAAACTTAGCAATTCTTCGTTAAACAATTTATTTCCTTTTTTAATATTATCTTTTCGAGAAAGAAGTTGTAAATTTATTTTACTTGCCATTATCTCAGGCAATATATTATATTTAAATCCTATACTTATAGGAACTATATGATCGATATTATAACCATTATCCTCAGTTGAAGATAACATTAAATTATTTGGATTTAATTCATCTTTAAATTTTTCATAAGTTTTTCTTGATAATCTCATTACTTTTGATCTATAAGCCTTTATTCCGTGTCTATCTAAATTTTTATTAAAATTTCCATTTCTTTCACCAGCACAGGTTTTATTCTCTATCATTGTATTACTTATTTTTTGCCGAGTTTCATCTGAACGTTTGATGCCAAATATTCCATTCTTCTCACCAGAAACCGATAATCCAATTTTATTTTTATGTTCTTTACTTAATACTTTTCCAATAGCTGCTTTAGATAAATTTTCTCGATGTTCTTGTGAACGTTCTTTCCCAAAGAACGGGTGTTGTTCTCCACTTATTATTCTACTATCAACTTTAGCAGTAAGCCCTGTGTTCCAGGCGGTTCTTCCAAGAGTTCCTTCTCTTATATTTTGTTTATGAGTTTTTGATAAATGATTACCTCTTAACGCATCACCACCTTCTTTACGTTTAACTGGACATGAACGATAGTTCTTAGAACATCGTTTTATCTCTTTATCTTTAAGATTTTTAAATTCAAAAAGACCTTCTTGACCGCATCCATAGCAACAAAATATCATAATCCTATATATTACCTAAGGTGATGAATAAACTCGCAATATTAATCTCGCCGTCCGAACAAATTCCATGACGGTATAAATGGTCAGCAATGATTACAATCGCCTCCTCTTCTTTAGCTGGATCTTTGAACTTGACAGATTTACTAATATTTTCATAAAGAAATCTAAACACATCGTCATATTCATCTCGTGAACAATTTTCACAAACCAACTTACGCATTGCCCGATAATCGGTGCCCTTGAGAAGATCAATCAGCTTAAATTTCCAATCGGCTGAGCTGTTTCCTGAACCAGTCATAGGTTGCAGCTTACCGCCCTGAGAATATTGCTGGAGAAGATTAATAGTCTTCCGAATATCTGGATATGTTGCTGAAACGAAAGCATCGAGTACATCAAATTCAAACTCAACATTCTCTTTTTCTAAAATCTCTGCCATAAGAACATACACTGCTTCTTGATCAGGCGCCTTGAAATTGAATTGCTGGAACCGTGATTTAATTGCCGGGATAATTTTGTTTTCGTAATTACAAGTTGCAATAAAACGAGTTACCGCGGAGGTATCCTCAATAATCGCACGAAGCAATGCTTGACCATTCTGAGATAGGTAATCAAACTCTTCAAGTTGAACTACCTTAAACTTACCGATAGGCATAGAATAGGCGAAACTTTTTACCTTGTCCCGGAGGGCGTCAATCATCTCATCTGAACAGTTGATGGTCATGATATCGGCAGGATCGATCTTCAATTCCCTAACTAAAACTCTGGAAAGAGTGGTTTTACCCGAACCTTGGACACCAGAAAACAGGAGGTTTGGAATTTCCCTTGACTTGATGTACGTTCCAAATTTTGATTTCAGAGTTTCATCTTGAAAAATTACAGAATCTAGAGTTTTTGGTCTGTATTCTTCAACCCAGAGTTTTCTCATCTTATTCTCCTTACGTTATCTAATTTATCTATTATATCACACCAATTTCAAAAGTATACGACTTACCATTTGTAGATATGGTGGGTCTTAGGAACTTCTTCAATTTCCCCATACACTTTCAAATCTCCATTATCTGGAACATTGTCAAATACTGTTGACCGAACCAATGGTTCAGGTACCTCTCTTTTTGTTTGAATCTCAGTCAGGAGTTCGTCCAATTGTTCTTCGGTATTGATCAACGATTCTGGTTCTTCTACTTCTGGGGTGCCGGTTGTTTCATCAAACGAATGAATAGGTTCCAAGTCTTTCTTTTCATCTTTTTGGTTATCTCTCTTTGGGACGGGGTTAAAGATGATTCTAGGTTTTTTTCCATCTTCAATAATTTCTTGTGACGTTTTACTTGTTTCTTCTCCACTTCTAAGATGATCTTCGACTGTTTGATCTCTTTTTTGATCTGTTTTGCCAATTCTTTTTCCAGTTTCAAAGAGTCTTGAGACTCTCCCTCTGCTAGTTTTGCTGTCCATTTGTCGGTTAACCGGCGCTTCGGCGTTTGGACTCTTCGTTCCACTATCTTGACTTGGGGGGTATTGTTCTTTTTCATTAGCTTTAACTCCTGAGTGTATTTTGTTAATCTGTTCTTTCTCTTCTTCTAACTCGTGAACATGGTGAAGTTCATCTAGCTCTACCTTATACTTATGCTGACGTTCTAAATCTTCTTTTTCCTGTTTTTTCCGTTCAGCTTTTTTAATAGCCCGGCGACGGTAGTCTAATAGAAAATTACCTCCAATAATTAAAACTATAGCAAGTGGATCAAATACAAATATAATCAATAAGATTACATATTTTACCGCATTTTCTACCGTAGTGTTGAACGCTTCGGCAACATATAAAATTGGTCCGACATGAGAATCAGCACCCGCTTTTGACACTAAAAGATCTGGTAATTCTTTATCAATTTCAATAACTCGATTATTTACTCGTTCTATTTCCGTTTTAAACTCTGCCATAAGTTTAGTTCGACCTTTGACAGTGTTTGCAGGTAAATTAGCAATCTGATTATCGATAGCAATTTTACGAGCCTCGAGCTTGGACTTTTCTTCCTTCAGGGCGGTAACACGAATATCACTTTCCTTAGTATTCAGAATAGCTCCCTGAAACTGCTGTGACAAATATCCACCAGCCCCTGCCGAAGTGATGAGCATGAGAATAGCAGCAGCAATCAGCATATATCCTTTCATCACCCCATTCATCTTCCCCCAATGCTTATAAAGAAAAGCAACAGTAATTAGTTTCCCAATATCGAGAGCAACAGCTAAAACCATGACAACCGGATTAGATGAAAATAATGCAGAAAGTCCTACTACAGAAACATACGTTCCTATGCTTTCAATTAAAAATGCAGAAAAAAACGTGAGTATTATGAAAATCATTACATCCCTTAGATTACCATCAATTGACTGAGATCATCAATTTCTTCAGCAATTCCTAAAATTTCTTTTTCGATGGTTTTGCAATAACGTTTACCCTCGAATTTAAATGAATCTGTCCAACGTAGCGGAGTGATTAGAATCAAATCATTTACTGAAACATCCTTAACGTCAGGTCCGATTGCATAAACTTTACCCCAACGTGGAAGATTAGCATTCATATCAATATTTTTAGTTGGCAATACTAAACCAAAAGAAGTTTTTGTTACGAAATGCCCATCTGTAATTTCATCAAGAAATTCAAAAATGATTGAATCATTCAATGGTTTTAAATTCATTATATTTTATCCTTTATTTTCTGGTTCTAATATTTTGAGACCTTCTTTAATCTCAGGTTCTGGTGGAACAGGTGTTGCGGCGCGTCGTTGAATTTGAGCTGCATCTGCAGCTAATTTTAACGCTTCATGAACTGGCCCGCTAGGAACCATAGTTTCTTGTTTTTTAGGTGGTTTTATTCCGTCTTTTTCGTCAATGAATAACCGACGTTCATTAATAGAAACAGGAATAGGAGCAGCTGCTAGTTGATTAGCAATTGCAATTAAATCAAAATCGACTAACTCACCTCTAGCACTTCTTACGAGTCTTGGCATTATTTTCTCCCAAATTTTCAGAATTTTTATAAATATAGTTATTACTATGACATCATTATTTATAGTTATTTTTTTAATCATGAAAAAATTCTGTCAACGGGATATTATATTTCAAACTATCTACATAATGTAATCCAATCTTAAAGAGTAAATACGAAGCACAAGAACTACCCCTACCCACCCCGCATATTACATTTTTTGATTTCAATTCGCTAACAATAAAAATAATTGCCCTAAGAAAATCTAACATATTACGACGTTTGAACTCTTGTAATTCATTTCTTAATCTAATTTCACCAATTTCAAATATATCAGTGGGTAGGGAACTTATCAAAATTTCAACATATTCATCTAAATCAATCTTCATATATTCTTCAGGTATTAACCATTTATACGATAATTCAACCTCTTCATTATCAGAATAAACAAAAATCTTCTCTTCAGATGAAATATTATTAAACATTTCTACATCATCATTCATATCCAATACACGTAATTTAGACAGTTCAATCCCGCGGATAATCATCTCGGTGATTTTATCCGCGGGAACTCCTACCACCCCATCTATTCTAACGATCCGATCAGTTAGTTGTGTCGAACTTGCATGCATAATACGCCATCTTCCTCATACAATCAAATGGAACATTGAACGATCCATACACTACGATCGTACGATCCCAGACCCCACTTTCAATCCAGGTAAGTAAGGCCTGGCGGTGACGATGATTGGAAGGATCAAACTCTTCTTTCACCGCGATAAACTGAGATTTTGGCGCCAGGATTGGATCACTTTTACAAACATCTGAACAATCTACGTAATTTACTTGACTCATTTTATTCATCCTCCAATTCAAGTTGTTCAACAATAACTCCGCGGGAACGGAGTTCCTCTATACCACCATCAATACGATACACCCTATTATATACTACCCGAGCAATTTTTGCCTGGAGAATTAACTTCGTACATTCAATACACGGTGAGGTCGTACAGTATAAGGTCGCGCCCTTTGCTCCGCGCCCACCATATGCCGCCAATTTTAGAATTGCGTTGGCCTCCGCGTGAAGAACCATAGGGTTAGTAATCATCTCGCCTTTTTCATTGAGAAGATATTCACCATTAGCCCCCACCAATTCACAACGGTCATCAACTGAATCAGCAGGCATCCCGTTATATCCATCAGAAATAGTCTGCTTGTCTAAGACAAGAACAGCTCCATTTTTCTGACGGATAGCTTTACTGCGGGCAGCCCAGTTGAAAGCATTAAGCATGTATGTTTCGTCTAATGACAATCTTCGTTTCATATTAATGTAACACCTGTCCTTTGGAAGTTACTTCTTCACATTCTGGATCTTCGGTTTCTTGATCAATCATAGTTTCCAAAATCATATCAAAGATTCCTTCATAAAGAGAAGTATTGCCATTTTCAACGGCATTTTCAAGATCACATTGCATAGAACTTACAATATGATTGGGCACACCATATACAACAGAAAAAGATTCAATTGAATCATCTTCATCATTATTTTTTGAAAAATAACAGGCTAATGAATAATCAGGATTATCCTTGATCAATTTCAAAATTTCACGTATCTTCTTATCAATTTTTTGAAAGATTGGATCTGTCATATAATCATATTCTTCTGATTCCATTTTATTATGTTCCAGTCGATCCAAAACCACCAGCGCCACGAGCTCCAATCACATGGATGTCCTGGTAGAGTTCCTCTTCTGAGACTTCTACTGGATTCGAGGCAAAGACTGGGATGTGAATACCTTGGATGATCTTGTCTCCTGGGTGAAGAGTAATCATACCATTGCCATTGTTGATCAGGTTAATGTGTACCTCACCAGCGTAACCATGGTCAACCGTGTCTGCCATAACGTCAAGGTTCTTCTTAGAAGCAACACCTGATTTATTGTGAAAGATGAGGGCGGTCCCAAATGGAACTTCGATCTTGATACCTGAAGGTATCAAAATTGAATCACCATGCTTAAGTGTTCCGGGATTGAAATCGTTTGGAATGTAGAAGTCGATTCCGGCATCACCATGATTTGCTCGTGTTGGAGATTTTACATCTCGTGTTTTTGCGAATTTGATATACATTTGGGATTCTCCTTTTTTATTAAATATCCATTATCTCGGAGTTTTGTAAGACGCGAGCAAAATTCTCGTTCCGTTAAAACTGTATCCTGTTCTTTGTTATGTCCAATGCTGTGAGTAAGCACAGCATTTTGAGTTGCTGCTAAGGCACGACGAAAAGATTCATTCCCATCATAAAGTGCCTGATATGCTAGGTCTAAAAGGTTTTGGTATTCTTCACCGTGGCGGTCAATGGATAACCCTTTCCACCATAGGGTTTGTCGAGATTTCCAGGCCTTGTTTCGATTTTTGCCGCGCATCTTTGCTTGAATACCAACCAAGGTGCAAACTTGCTCTTGCACTGGAACTTTATCAAACTTTACCGATTGCAAAAATCCTTCCATGGAATTACATACTACACCATCAAAAATAAATCTATGAGGAGCGAAATTTGATAAAGCGGAAGAAGGATATCCTGACTTAGAACCAATATCCATTTTATAATTCCCTTAGTATTGCACAATTCTTGAAATGCCGTTGATACATTTGCGGTCCTTTTCCTTCATGATTACAATTTGGACATTTTAATATATTTGAAAATTGAACTTTTGCAGCATTACTAATTTTTTCTTTAGATTTATCAGAATGATGTTTTCCAAACATTGGGTGTTTCTCACCTGAGCATTTTTCTCTAAAGGTCCTTTTTCCATCTTCTGAACGAAACCATTTATCACCAGACATTGGGTTATTATCCCCTTGACATGCTAAAGACATTTTCAATTTTGTTTCTTTTGAATGTTTTTTTCCTAAGAAAGATTTAACACCTAAAACACCTTGACCTCCCATTGTCAAATTGGTCAAATTTTGCTTACCAATTCTGGATATTTCTTCTTTTTCTATTCTTATTGATTCTTCAAATGAAATATTCTCAACAAGAAAATGAATAATCGGTTCTAAATTTTCAGACAAAATTTCTTTTATCAATTTATTCTTTTTTGAGTCTTTTTCAAGCATGCTCGAATTCAAATGTGTTTTATATCGTTTATTTTTACCTCTACCAACGTAAAATATCTTATCATTTCTAGGGTCTATATAGTAATACACATAAAAAATATTTTCCATTTAAAACCTCTCATTGTTGAAGCAGACCTTCCATGCTTGCGCATTTTACTCCATCAAACTCAAAAGCGTGAGGAGCAAAATTTGATAGAGCGGAAGAAGGGTATCCTGACTTAGAACCAATATCCATTGATAATTATATCCTATGATTTTCATTTTTTAAACAAATAGATTGTTAAGTTTTAGTACCAAAAATTGATTGTGTTGGTAATGATGAAACTACTGGAGTATCTAAACTCGAAGCAGGTCCATACGTTTTACAATGGGGAGCACCATAAATATGAACCTGTTTTTGGACAGGTTGTGGTGCGAAAAACAATTGATGTCTAAAAGCTTTTTGAGCATCTTTATCTGAAAATCGTGACATTATATTTCCTTCCTGTAAAATTGAGCCATATCTTGTTTTATTTTTGTTGTCAATTGTTCCCCAACAGCCATAGAACAAGAATCATGTAATTGAAA